ATTGATACTATCATAAACAAAATCTTCTACTAGACATGGCATGGATTGTAGTTGACCATCATAAGTAAAGAAACCATTTTCTGACATCCAGTAAGCAGAACCATCTACTTCCATACATGCATTCTTGCCAAACAATCCACAGTTAGTTCCCACCTGTTCAAAGGAGAAAGTAAAAGGTTGGCCAACAAACTTCATCAAGAACAATGCAGTGTCGGTCCAAACGTAAATTGCGTCCCTACCTTTAATAGCTCCCATAATTTTAGAACCATCTGCAAGTCTTTGTGTGCCCGCAGTATTTTCAGCTCTTACAGTGTATGAATCAGATTGATCAATACTTTCCTGAGAAGAGAATCTTATAAACATATCATCTTGTGTAGATTTAGTTCCTACAGTTGTTTCTGTTCCAAAAAATACTAGGTGTCTGTCCGGTGTTGATACTAATACATGTCTTGATGCCGTTGGTGCATTAGGTAATATAGTTGCTCTAGTTGATATAGCGTTTGTAGCTGCTGCATCCCACTCAAAACATTTATCATTATATATAAGTGCAATAAGTTTTGTACCAAAATTATCTAAGACCCATAAACCTGGATCAATAGTAAAGTCAGTAGATGATGCACTGCCCCAACCTGCGTATGAAGTTATGTTTGTAATTGCAACTCCTGCAGAATGAGTAGCGGCTGTTGTCCCATTAACCCCTCTTGCTCCACCACTTAAAGTATTAGTAGTTGTATTATTATTTGTATAAGAAATAAATTCGTTATCTATTTGTATTGTTCCTGAAGATGGAAATGCTGATGAGTCTGTTAATACAACAACTACACCTGTTGTATTAGTTAAAGCTGTTGCTAGTGTTGTAGTTGCTGGCCCTAAGACTGTACCACCAAATAAACCTGTACCCCAACCGAAACCACCTAATTGTTGAGCTGGTCCTACTGGATAATAACATAGAACAGAAGTAGATCCTGCATTTGTTACAGGTGTCCCTGTTTCCTGGGCCGCCATTGTAATTGTAAATGTTGTACCATTGGGTACAGAGGTAACCATAAATTTTTCATCTTCAAATGTAGCGTTTGTAAATGTTGAACCACTTAGTCCAGAAACTGTATCAAACATTACAACATCATTTTGAAATAAACCGTGATTGCCTGTGCAATTTATTGTAACTGTTGTTGAGTTTGCTGTACTTGTAAAATTAGCTCCCGTCAGTGTTTCTCTGATTGGGTGTATGTCGTAATACACACCACCCGAAAAAACATATAAAATACTACTAGTACCTATTGCTGCGTATTTAACACCAGCATTATCATCCCAGTGATGTATTGCTCTTGCAACACCTGTTAATTTATCGTCACCTAGTTGAGACCAACCACCTATTTTTTCTGGACTTCCATATCTAAAACGAACAAAGTCACCATCAAACCATTGCCCTTCGGCCCCAGTTTCAGTGACTTGTTTATTAAATCCTGGTGCAAATCCTAATTTTTGTAGCATATAAAAACCTGTTTATTATGGTTTATATTAAATTTAATGCTATATCAAGATTTTGTTATCTAGCTGTTGTTGGTGTGGCTGAATCACCAGTTACAAAAGGATTTTCAGCAAACGCCATATAGATGTATGTTGCACCGCCTTTATTATTTACGTCACTAGCACTATCATTTCTTCTCATTTTAAAACCATTTGATAACAAATCTATTGGAGCTAAATCAGCATTTTCTGCATTACTTGAATCAGGAAAAAGAACATTTTTTACTTCATTATATCCAACTCTTTTATTATCATAAATTCCCCAATTTGCAGCATTAGTTGCACATTTAAACATAACAAACGCAGGTTTAAATCCTGTGTAAACAAATGTTCCATCAGCACTATTATTTCCTATGTAGGATGAAAATTTCGAAAATCCTTGTTTTTCTGCAAAGCAATAAGCCATATAAGTTGAGCCACTTCTATTAACAACACTAGCATCACTTATACTAAAGACATTAGCTGTTGGTGTTGTGTCATTCATAAAATTGTCAATACTTTGTGCATTAGTTTCATTTAAAATTAATTTTTTAGTGTTTCCAACACTTGCATGATATACTACCCAATCGTTAACACTTCCTGTTGATTCTTTTACAAGAATCATTCTAGGAACTACACCTAATCCATGTCCAACTGTTGCACCTGCTGTATTATTTGCAGAATATTGAACAACAGAACATCCACTTGTTGTATTAACTGATGTGTAAGTAGTATTTATAGAACCATCTGTATTTGATGAACCTTGACTACCCCCTGCCAACCAATTCCAACCTACATAAAGATAACTATTTTGATTAACACTTGTTGAATTTCCTACTGTAAAACCATCTGTATCAAAACTTTTTAAAGATTCAGCTTCTTGAGCATTTGTAGCATTACTATTAGGATTAAATTGATAAGTAGCACCTCTAACTACATCAAAAAGAACATGACTTCTAGCTTGATTTCTTTCTTTAATCCAAGTAAGGTCAGGTTTAAAATCTACTCCAGCTATTGCTAAACCAGAGTTTCCATTCCCTGTCCAAAGAACTGTATTAAAATAATCTGATGGTTTGTCTATTGTTGTATAAGCCATTATCCATACTCCGCTAGGTTTTTTGTGCAAAGACTAAAATATCCACTAGGTGGTGCGTACTCAAAGTTTCCAAATCCATTTGCATCTGCGTTGCCTGATGAGATTGCGTAAGGTGGAGAACCAAAGTTTATTTCTGCTATTGTTCCATCAGTATTATGGCTGACAGCAAACACATAAGCATTAGCTGGTGTTGCAATTGTAGCTGAATGTTCTTCTGATCCATCTTTATAAAACTTAATTGTTTTTGTTCCACTATCTAAATCAATAGATACACCCATAATTGAACCTACTCCCCAAGTTGTTCCAGTATTAGATGCTGAACCATTTGTATAATAATTACCATCTTGAAACATACAATAACTATCTGATGAAGAACCAAGATATAATACACTTGTTTGTAAAACTGATTGTGAATCCATAATTCCAAAACCTGGATAGTTAGTTCCATTTCTTGAAACCATTTCACAATACCATTTTCCAGATGATACAGCTATTGTGCTAACAGCATTTTTCTGACTTTCATTTGTAGCAGTTGTTTTTAAATTACCTTCTGAATAAGTTATATTCGCATCTCCAGCAAAAAGTGGATTCATTGTTGCAAAATTATTTGTACAGGTATCAGTTGTCTGATTTGTTGCATCCATATTATTTGTAGCAAAATCTAAATTGTTACCAGAGAAGTCTTCTCCTAAAGCACCTGAATTTGAAAAAGGTAAATAAAATCCGTTTGTACCAAACGTTAATCCTGTAACATCTTTAGGCTGCCAAATTCCGTTGTCTTCATTAAATTCTCCAAACGAAGCTGCTGTTAAAGTTTGTCCATCTATACTTGCAAATTCAGCCATGTATAATCCAGCTTTATCAGAACCACCATTTACATTGGCACCAATAGAATGTGAGTAAGGGCCATTCCAAGTTGAAGTACCAGACCCGTTAGTATTCGTATCCCAAGCAGTGACCTCTACACCATTAACATAAATTCTTTGTGTTCCTGCAGAACTGGACATGACGAAATGATACCAGGCGCTGGGGTCACGGAATCTTTGACTTGTTTTTTTTTGAAAAACAAAAGAACCACTTTCATTATCTCTAAAATTTAAAGAGTCATTACCTTCAAAAAAACATTCAGTAGAATTATTTGAATCATTATAAGAAGCAAAAAGCATGTGTTGACCATCAGAAATCACAGCTCTCTTAACCCATACAGAAACTGTCCAAGCTTGTAAGTTTCCTGTACTTGACATATTTCTTTGCATATATTCAGTACTACTCTGAGTGTTAAATCTTACTCCATTGGGTATACCAAATCCACCTGCTACTGCTGAGTTTGCTGGTATAATTATAGACATGGATTACAACTCCAATATTGGTAATTCGCCTAAAGGTCTTGATTGAACACCATCTGTT